TACGTCTTGGTGTTTCATTGCCCACTTGGTAAACGCTTGCGTGTTAGACAGTTCGGGTTTCTTACGTGAGGCATACGACACAGTAAGCACCGAGAAGTCAGCAGGCATACGCTCTGCATAGGTACAAACACGCTCAAAGTTGTTTTCAGTTGCACGTTCAGCGATAGCACCGGACAGGGCATACAATGTAGCAGGGTCTGTGGGTACAGCGGCTGTTGTGGGGTTCATCAGTACTGCATCAGGGTTAGGCAACTTGCGGAAGATGCGTAGAAACCCAACAAACTCTGCCGCCGCACCCTCACCTACAGCACCTTTGAAACTGTCAAACTCTGCATCAGCAGGAACTTGTCCAAGCACATCAGACACACCCTCAACCCAAGAGCGAGGGGTAGCGTTCTGGTCACGCTGTGGGTCATAGTCATGCAACAGGGCAGGTCTGAAGCGAATGAACGACACCAACTCTGGCTTTACATCGTTGTCGATTGCCCATTGTGTCCAGTCGTCAAGGTGTGTGTCCAACTCGTAGACAGTCTCACGGTTACGCAAGTGACCAAGCACTCGGTTAGCACCTGCTCTGTCTGCTTGGCGGTTACCTGTGGAGATAACCTGCCACCCATCAGGCATCGGTGTGCCGTGTAAAGTACGTGCTTGGCAGATGTTAGCCAGTACCTTTTGTAAGTCGGCGTTGGCTTGGTTGCGGTCATCGAACAACAAGATGCCCTTGTCAGGTGACTTGCCTTTGACTGGAAACCAGTCAGGCAACTTGTAGTGCAGTTTGCTTTCACCATCGGGGAACAGAATACCGAAGTCCTCGACCAACATGGTAGGCATATGCCTCTCGACACAGGGAACACCAAGCTCTTCTGCAACTTGATGCACGATGGTTGTCTTACCACCGCCGGGACTACCCTCGATACAAACTGTGCGTTGGATGGGGAATAGAGACTTGATTGTCTCCTTGAGTAGCGTGGCTCGCATTAGTGAACTCCTTTGTAAAGTTTGTGGTCAATGCCGTAGGTCACAACCTGTGACCCCTGTCTTGCGGCTTTCGCCGCTTGTTTGTTTTCGAAGTAGACCACTGGCTGAACCAATGCCCCTCCTCTACTCTGTCTTAATGTAAACAATCGCTTCATTTACTTTCTCCACGGTCAAGGGGTAACAAGAGACAACTGTATGAATGACGTACCCCGAAAGCGTCAACATACGTTTCACCACAGCCAACCATCCACTCGACTACGATGATGGTTGTAAATGCAGAGAACAGGAGAACAGCTAAGGCATACCCTAGCCACCGAAGTATTCGTGTCAGCAACGTATCGTTAATGGACACACCCATCGGTTTGAGTGGTTTGAATCTAAACTTGCTTTTGAACATCACATCGTCCTTTTAGGGTTAAGTTGCTTGAGTATGGATGGGTCGGTGATAAGCTCATATCCCTGCTTGTTGTTACAGGCAACTGTAAACTTACGTTGTTTAGCCACGATTTCTCCACAAGCCATGCAGGTCGGTCTTGGCATAGCTCTGCGATGAGGCTCTACCCTTACGGCATAACAAGAGACACATATAGGTAAGTGGTAGTCTTCACTCATACTGTGTACCCCCGAGGTTTGCGCCAGTTGATACGGCGATAGCTGCTGTAGTCATCCCCCACCCTGCAATACTCCACAGAATGGGGGAAAAACACAGGTAAACGAAAGATTAGGCGATGAAGCCATGAATCTACTCTGACAATCATAGGTTACCCTCCTGTACGTGCAACATTGCACCCAACTGCTCTCTGTCACAGAGCAGTAAGTTGTCATGTTATTTCATCAGGATACGGGCTTGGTAGCCCTCTTCCACAAGCTTGTTAAGGAATGCACAAGCCGCAGAGTCTCGCTTGAATGCCATGAATTTCATATCCATGCCGTCAATCCACTTGACAACAAAGCGGTGAGACTCTTGTTTCCTCGGTTTGCGAGGGGCAATGTAGGGCAGTTGTTGTACTTTCACTGATTGGTTCATGTCAATCTCCAGTAGAAACGCAGTGTGAGACGGCACACTGCAAACCGATTTGCTTACGCCAACTTAACGACAGTTACCTTGGTAGCACTTGGTGCTTTACGCTCTGGCAACAGAGCGATGTAAGGCTTGCCCCAACGGTCAGTCATAATTATTGGTGTATCTCCTGTTGCTTCAGGTTTGAACACTCTGACTTCCATCTTGTGTTTCTTGCCAAGTGTCAACATGGTGTTGTAAAGTTCAGCAACATTGTTCATGTCAAACTGACCGTTTGCATCTGGCTTTACAACCAGTTGCTTGTTACTGTTGCTGAACACAGATACTTTACCTTGGTAAATCTTTGCCATAGTAGGCTCCTTAAAGGGTTGGTAAGAGAGTTTGAAAGAGCATCGCTGCCCAAAACCAGACTCGCCCAGCCCGAAAATTTTGTCAAGTGCCGACCTGTTTTCCAAGATAAGCGATTGTGTAAAGCGACTTAAAGGGGGGATTGGCTACAATAATCTATGCGTTTTGTCAAGTAAGGTGTAAAAACTGGAAAGATTTAAAAACTTAGATTGTTTGGAATATGTATATAAATCAACGAGTTACAAGCGAACAATCTAAATAATCTAAATAATCTGGTAAAGTTGCTGATTGGCTCCCCCTAAATAAGTGTATAAGTTTACATGTAAAGCTTTACATTGTTAGTTTGGAAAAATTTCTCGTGAAAGGGTCGAAAAAAACGTAGATTATTTAGATTATTTAGATTAACTATATATATAATGCTACTTTCAGTTTCATTTCATGGTGTAAACACGCCCCAACTCAAGATATACTTTACACTCATGGTGTAGATTGCTTTTAGATTGTTGGTTAACCATGAAACTGTACATTTTTGCTTGAGATATGTATGTAAAGCAGTGCGAAAATTGCGAGCCGTGACCCCCCGACGTATAGTCTACCTGCTACGCAGGTGAAGAAAAGGATATTGGCGGTAGTAAGCACGAAAAAAACCCCTCTTTCGAGGGGCTTAGGGGTTAGAAGCAGTCTTTAGCGTGCTTGATTGCACGTTGTGCTGTTTTGATTGGTGTCCAACGGGCAAGAAATGCATCGTAGTACCCATAATCAGGGAGCATACTAGCATCCACACCACACAATTTCGTTAGCATTCGGTCTACATCATGCATCCACGAGTTAAAATCACGCATAGCATTCTCCAAAGTTAAAAAAGAACCCGGGCACTGTCACTGCCCGGGGTCAAAGCTCTCTTATGCCAGCTTGGTCACTGTTCCTCGCTTGGTTTCTCCGTCACCACGCTTCGGGAGAAGCGCAATGTAGGGGTTGCCGTAGCGGTTCGCAAGAAGAACGGGTTCCGTTCCGTTGTCTACCAAGAACAGCGAGTACTTGTTGATACTCGCCTTCAGTTTCTTCGCCAGTGCTTGCATTGTGTTGTAGCACTCTGCCGCATTGCTAGCGTTGAACTTACCCTCGACATCGCGTTTTAATGCAATCTCGCCCTTGGTGTTCTTTACAATCGAAACACCGCCTTCAAAAGTTTTAGCTGTCATGCTAAAATCTCCAGCGACCTAGTTGTTAAAGAGCAGGCGAGTAGGTCAGTTCGCCTACTCTGTCGGGTAGTAGGATTACTGCCCCGACAAATTCAGACTCTCACAACTTTACAAAAACGTCAAGTATGCCTGTTTTCCTAGGGGTAATAGTCACAATGTTAGTAGGGTTATTCGCTTGCCATGCTTGTCGTGCGTGCGTCGCAAGGCGCACAGGGGGGGCACATGGACTGGCGAATGCAAGCCCCCCCTGTATGTAGTAAACCGCTTAAACTACAACCCAAAAAAAGGACGTGTAAAGTTAGCCCCCTTGACAACTCCATAATTCCCTCATATCCTGCGCACATGGATAACCTCCCACTCAACCACACTAGATGGAATGACCGCTTAGCCTTTGACGTAGCCCTGACCCTTGAGGGCAGCGGGGAGAAACTACAAGAAGTAATAGCGCGGCACAACATCACTACAAACGATATCCTCACGTTTAAAGCAGACCCCATCTTTCTTAAAAAGGTAGAGCACTACCGCGCTGAGGTACGTGATAAGGGGTTAACGTTCAGACTTAAAGCTCGCGCTCAGGCTGAGGAGTTGTTGACCACCTCTTGGCTTTTGATCCATGACCCTGCTGTGTCCCCCGCTGTAAAGGCCGACCTTATTAAGTCCACCGTCAAATGGGGTGGCTTAGAGCCTAAGGATGCAGGCCCGCAAGATGGTGCAGGCGGCGGTGTAAAAATTACCATTAACCTTGGTAACGACCCACGGGACGCCCGTGTCATTGAAGCAACTACCATTGAGGCCGAGGATGCAACTGCCATTGAACATTGAAGAATTATTTACGCAGAACTATGAAGGATACAAAGCTGTAAAGTTACGTAGCGCCATAGATGCTGTCATAGTAGAGAATGCACTGCAAAGACTAGACAAGTCTTATCAAACTAAGATTACACGCAGCAAGAAACACGGACGTGAGTTTGTAATCTTGTTGGTAGAAGAGGCTTCCTGTGGCGCTTGACATTGACTACACCCCACCGCCTACGGGCAAGAAGTTTATGGAGTCAGACGCCAAGATGCGTGTGCTCATGGGGCCAGTGGGTAGTGGCAAAAGCGTAACGTGTTCTTTTGAGTTTGTGCGTAGAGCGTCGCTACAAAAGCCAAATGCTAACGGCATACGTAGAACCAGAGCGGCTGTTGTGCGTGAGACCGCAAGACAGTTGCAAGATACAACGATCAAGACGTTTCTTGATTGGTTCCCACCCGGTGTGTGTGGGCAGTACATG